TGCAGGGGATACAATTGGGGTACAGCCGTGCCTGTGGCTTGTCTGATACCGCAACCATCCCCAACGGGGCTATCCGTGGCGTTGTGGCCAACCTTGCGATTGAACTTGCGCCGCAATTCTCCGGCCGAGTATCTGCCGCGCTAATCAAGCAGGCGGCAGAGGGCATGATTGCCATGCAGTCTCTGGGTGTCAATGTGGGAGAAACAACCTACCCAACGACATTGCCAGCAGGCAGTGGCAACTATAACCACCACGACAGCAACATATTTACGCTGAATATCACCCCGTTTGTTGTGATGACAATGGCCGACAACCGCAGGCCAACCGACATTACGGTTGTTTCTGGTGCTGAGAAAATCGCCGGTTTCTGGACGCTTAACAAGTTCCGCAACTTCCAGCCTGATATTTCAGGCCGCATTGTGAACACGGGTAACCGGATTGATGTTCGGATTGATGCCAGCTTTGTAATGGTAGGCGCGGCAACGATTGCTACCGGATTTGTCGGTGCTGTGCAGAACGGTGACATTGTGCTCTATGCCGAGACTGCATTGACTACCAGTCCGCTGGCTGTGCCGATTACTGGAAGCCTGACGCTCGACCCGGGTGATTACCTTGAATTCTATGTAGCCAACCGCACCGATACGGTCAACATCACTGTGACTGATGCGATTGTGAGGCTGAACTAATGCCTGTCACCGTGCTGCCAATGACCGCCGCAGGGTTCTATGTGTCGGACTCACTGCCGATTAGCGCGCAGGAATGCACCAATGTATTCCCGCACATGCCGCAAGCCCCTGCTTTAAGCGCTGACACGCTGTTAGGGATACCGGGCTTGTCAGAGGTGGCACGTTCCGGTGATTCGATTCTGGACGCTAATCGCGGCTCTCATGTGCTTAACGGAAACCCGTACTTTGTACAGGGAGCCAACCTGTTCAGGCTGAACGCTGACTTTTCGCTGACCAATATTGGTTTTATCGCTGGATCGGGTCGTGTGTCAATGGCTGACAACGGCACACAGTTGATGATTCTGGTGCCCGGAGGGAATGGGTACATCTTCACAGAGTCACCTGACGTACTCGCGCAGATTACTGACACCGACTTTACCGCGAACGGGAACCCGCAATACGTTGTGTTTGTTGACGGGTACTTTGTTTGCACAACTGATGAAGGGGGAAAGTTCATTGTCTCCGCGCTGAATGACGGTCTTGACTGGAATGCGCTGGACTTTGGATCAGCGGAATCATCACCTGACAATTCCGTTGTCCCGGTGGTGTTCAAGAACCAGCTTTTTATTGGTGGCGCGCTGACTATCGAGGGGTTTAACAACATTGGCGGTGCTGAATTTCCGTTCCAGCGTACTGGATTGTTTTTGTCGCAAGGCGTGATTGCGCCGTTCTCGGTGATCCTGACCAGCTCAACCTTTATGTTTTTGGGTGCCGGTGTGAATGAAGGGCCAGGGATATGGATGCTACAGGGCAACGATACTGTCAAGGTATCCACAGAGGCCATTGACGCCATTTTACAGCGACTGACTGGCACAGAGTTGGCCAATGTCTACGCGTGGAGCTATGGGCAATCAGGGCATTACTTCGTCGGCTTTTCATTGCCTGAATCAGCACTGGTGTTCGACACAACAACGGGTAAATGGCATGAGCGTAAATCGCGTATTTACAATCCTGATGGGACTGTATCAACAATTTCGTATCGCGTTAGTGATCTTGTCTCGGTGGGTGGCGTAATCCTCGCCAGTGACGCGCTTGATGGGCGTATCGGTGTTCTCGGCATAGACACCTATACCGAATATGGCACGGAAATTGTCCGGCGATGGGCAACACAGCCGTTCCAGAACAATATGCAGCCGTTTTTTGTCCCTGCTCTGGAATTGACGCTTGAAAGCGGTGTAGGCAACGCGGCTGAACCTGATCCGGTTGTAACGCTGCAAGTGTCCCGCAACGGCGGCAAGACGTGGAGCGATGAGCGCGCCAGACCAATGGGCAGGATGGGCGAATACTCCCGCCGTGCGGTGTGGCGAAGGAATGGGCGTTCTGCGCGGTTTGATGTGTACCGCTTCACGATGGCAGACCCTGTGAAACCTGTCTTTATCCAGCTTACGGCACACATGGAGGGGATGGACGATGCCGCAGCATAGCGATAATGCTGGCTCAATAGTGAGCAAAGTCTCCGTGGTGCTTTTCAGCCGCTTTACAGTAGGCTGCATGAGCAAGCTCTTTGGTTTTAAACACGCCGAGATAGGTATCTTTTCCCATGACCTTAATTTGAGCCATCCATGGGCGCTCCCTATTCCATTTAACAAGGTATACACCTTTATAGCCGGACTTACTGTTTTGGCTTACTGGCCTATTCGATTGATTTTGGGCGTTAGTCGCTTCTCGAAGGTTGGAAAATCTATTATTAGATTTCTCCCCGTCAATATGGTCAATCTGCTTAGATGGAAGCGTTCCTGTCATGTACAACCATGCGAGGCGGTGCGCCTTGTAAGTTTTTCCGGATATGCCTATCAGGCGATAACCTTTCTTGTCTGCGGAGCCAGCAATATCGCCAACTTTTGCGCGACATCCGACAGGGACAAGCCTAGTAAAAACCCCGGTCTCAGGGCAATAGTTGAGAATAGATTTAAGGTATTCTTGCGTCAGCTCCATGATGCACCTCGAATGCGGATTGGGGTTAGGGGACTGGAAGTTGGTAGCTTCCAGCGCCCCGCCATTTTAACACATCAAACGCTAAATGATTCCTACGGAGGCTCTCTTGCCGCAGCTTAATGCAGCGCAACCCATTGTGCGTGAGGACAGGACAATGGAACAGGCGTTCCGTGACCAGATGACGCGGCTTGGCAACAACCTGCCGATTATTGGAACGGGAAGCCCAGAGGGTGTGGTAGATGCGCCGCAATTCACGCTCTATATCAACCGGATAGGCGCGGCGGGTGCAATTGAATATCGAAAAATGCTGACCGACATAGCCGGGAACACAAAACTCGGCTGGTTGGCGGTTTAGGGGGGAACATGAACGCAATCGGTAGACCTCGCGCTGACATTATGGCCCTTGAGTCGCTGATAGCGACAATACCTGGGGCAATCAATAGCGCCGAGGCAACAGAGCGCTACAACGAGCATTTTTTTGCGCCGGGAATGTACGGTAGAAAAATGTTCATTCCTGCCGATATGTGTGTAGTCGGGAAGATACACAACCATGCGCATATCAATGTGATTACTCGTGGTGTTGTTCGGGTGGTGACGGAGTTTGGCGAGGAAACGATTGCCGGGCCACGTATTTGGGTAAGTGAGCCAGGAACCAAGCGGGCAGTGTATGCCATTGAGGATACCGAGTGGCTGACGATCCATGCTAATCCGGGCAACACAGAGAATCTAGAGGAAATCGAGGCGGAGGTTATCGCGCCTGATTTTGAAGCATTTGACCAAATTAGGTTAGAAGGGGGTGTTATATGACGTGGGTAGCGACAGGAATCGTCGGAGCTTCTGTGGTTTCTGGTGCTTTTGGAATGAAAGGTTCCAAGGATGCAGCAAAGGCGCAGAAAAAACAGAACCGCGAGAATATGCAGTTTATTCGGGATCAGGGGCAGAAAGCGCGTCAAGACGTGCTGCCGCTATTTGATGCTGCCCAACAGAACAGGAATCTTGGCCAGCAGGCCGCGTTCGATGTTTTTGGCAGCGCGATTCCAGAGCAGGGGCGTATGTTGAATCTTGGGAATTACCAAGCGCAATCAACCTTGCTGGCTGGCCTGCCGCAACAAAACAACGCCATTCTTGGTATGCCTATTGACTACAGTCAGTTACAGGCGCAACAGCTAAACCCTGATTATTCTTGGGCACAGCAACAAGTTCCCAACTATGTCGGCGGCGGCATTCCTATGGACGGGACAAAGTTCCGTACAGCACCTATGCCGGACTCCTCCAACTACAGCCAGACGCTGCCGAGCTTTAGCAATATAAGTCCAGCGCAACAACCCGTTCAACAACAACCCGCAGAACAACCGCTGAATTACGCGCTACTTCTGCAAGGAATGCGATAATGGTCGGAGTAATGGGACAAATACAACCCTATGTGCAACCGCAGGCGCCCGCCTATGGGCTTCGTGGGGCGAATCAGGCACTGAGCATGGGCACAGGGCCGCAGCGCGCTCCTGCTTATGGTCTTGCGGGTGCTAACCAAGCGCTGTCAATAAACTCTATGCAGCGACCAGCGCAGTCTGGCAATCCCATTGACTACAATCGAAACCTTGCCATGCAGCAAGGACAAAGCGGAATCAATGCCGTCAATGGCTATGTGGAGCCGGGAATACAAGCGCAGCAAATGCAGGCGGCACTGTCCGGCACATTGGGACAAGGAGCACAGCAAGAGGCGTACAACAACTTCCAAAGCTCTCCCGGCCAACAATGGTTACAGCAGCAAGCCGAGCGCGGTCTATTGCGTAATCAGGCAGCAATCGGCGGTTTGGGTGGCGGCAACGTCCGGCAGGAGCTACAGCGCCAAGCAATGGGGATGGCACAGCAGGATTTCCAGAACCAGTTTAACAACATTGGTTCGGTTGCTGATCGCGGGATGCAGGGGTCTCAATTGCAGAACAACCTGTACAACATGATGGGCGGTGCGGCGACCAGTGCTGGCGCGCAACATGCTGGCCTGATTGGTGCGCAAATCGGGGCTGACGCCAGCCTATCAAACGCAGGTCTTGCTGCCGGTACAGCGCTTGCTCGGGATAAGGCGCAATACGCATTTAATGCCGGTACAGGCATGAGCGCGAATATTGGCGGTACTACATCGGCGCTTGCCAACCTGCAAAACCAGGGCGGCATTAATCAGTCAAACCTGATGGGTTCGGGCAGCAGCAACCTTGCCACACTGTTGCAGGGCGGTGGCTTAAACGCTGGTGCGTCTCAGGAAAGTCTCGCAAGTATCCTTGCTGGACTGCAAACAGGGCAGGCGCAGGCGCAATCGCAACTACCATCTGTTGGCCAGTTTGTACAACCTAATGCGTTTATGACGAATGCCGGTAATGCACTTCAGGCGGCGGGTGGTGCAATGCAGGCTTACAACGGCTATCAGGCATCGCAGGCAAACCAGTTACAGCCTTTTAGTACGAGCCAATATGCTGGCATGTATAGGACTTGAGGTTATAAATTATGGCCGACATTAGCCAATTAGGGCAGGCGCTACAGGGCTTCGGGGCGGGTCTTTTGGGGCAGGGTGTGCAATTTCAAAACGCCATGACCCTGCAAAAAGAGCAGCAGTCCAGAGAGCGTGAGGCGCAAAACAAGGAGAGGTTGCGAGCCTTTTACACTGATGTACTCACCAGCAAACAGATGGCCGCTTCAGGTGACTGGTCAGGTATACAGAAGCTTAACGCTAGCCGGTTGGAGCACATGAGCAGGCTCGGCGGCGCGGTTGATAACAATGATGAGCATACGCGGCAAATGTATGACCTAGCCGCAATAGCTGCAAATCCCAGCAATCCAGAGGCACAAGCCAAAGCACAGCAGTATTTATCCAAGACCATAGGGAACTATATTGATATAGGCATACAGACAGGCGACCTTGCAGCGCAGACAGCGCAAGGCGGCATGGCGTCTGCCAAAACGCGTCAGTTTGTGGATGGCACTGTGCAAATGGTTCTGCCTGATGGTTCGGTGGCAGTTGTTTTACCCAATGGCCAGCGTGTTGAGGGGGCAGAAGCGCAGGCTGCATTGCAGCAAGCCATGCAAAATGAGATTAACTACGCGGGGCAGAAGTCAGGCGCAATGGCGGGTGCTCAGGGTCAACAACGGATGATATACGAGCCACTTACCGCCGAGCATGTGGCTATGCGACAGGCTCAGGTGGAAGCGCAAACAGCGCCTGGGATTGCAGCGGCAACCACTACAGCAACACAGCAAGCCTCTGCCGATGTTGATCGAGGAACACAGCAGCGTAACAACACAACGGCATTTAAAGCCTATGAATCAGGTATTAACGCACTTGCTGACAGCATGGGCGCAACCACTACCGGCCCCGTTGCTGGATGGTTGCCCGCTGTTACTGTTAGCGCACAGCAGGCCGAGGGTGCCCGATCAGCGATGACGCCAGTTCTCAAGCAGATTTTCCGCAGTGCTGGCGAAGGCGTGTTTACCGACAAAGACCAACAGCTTTTAACCGATATGCTGCCGGGACGAAAAGACCACCCTGAAACCGTCAAGTTTAAATTGCAGACTATAGACTCCATTGTCCGCGCCAAGCTTGGATCCGATAATCCACAAGAGGGCAGATCACCACAGGGCGGCGTCCAACAACCTGCAACCGGCGGCGTTAAATTCCTGGGGTTTGAATAATGCCTGTTGCTCGCTTTGAAATGCCCGATGGTCGCGTAGCCCGTTTTGAGGTTGCCGATGGAACTACGCCAGAACAGGCGCAGGCGCTGATTGAGTCGCAAATAGCTCAAATGACGCAGCCGGAGCAACCACAAGCACAGCCACAGCAACCGGAACCCTCCTTCTATGACAAGATGCGCGGGGCGGCGGGGGATGCTAGGGCGGTAGCGGGGGAGTTAGCTGGCGCTGGGAATCGCGCGATATTCGATACCGTGGATTTCGTCACCACTGACCCCGCTAACGCGATCCTTCGCATGGCCGGTTCCGACAAGCAAGTGCCTGCTGTAAGTGAAATACTCGGCTCCCTCACCATGCACACCATGCCGCCGGGCACTGCTCGGGATGTGGTGGAGGGCCTTGGGGCGAATATCCCGGCAGCCGCAGGGTTCGCGCAAGTGCCGCGCAACCTGGCAACCCTTCCCGGTGCCGCATCCGAGTTTCTCGGAATCGGAACAGCGAAGCCAGGCGCGACCGCTACGACCCCATTAATCGGAAAGGTTCAGGAGTATATCGGGGCTGGTCCCTATGTTTCGCCTGTTGATGAAAAGCTGGCGCTGTTGCGCGGAGAGGGCGATGTAGCCGGGTTCGGCAAGAAGCTGGACGCCGCAGGGAATGTAGTCAAGGACGCGACCCAAACCGCTGCGGAATGGCAGGGCTTTGATCCGGGTTTTGTGTCCTACATTCAATCAGCCGGGCCAGATACTCGTAAAAACATGACGGCCATGGTGGATGTAGTAGAGCAGCGCCAGAAAAATTGGCGTGGCGGGCTTGATGCGCGACCGCTGAATATACTTGGGAATTCCATAGACAACAGGATCAAGGTGGTGCGGGAGGCTAATAGGGTCGCCGCTGTCCGATTGGATGATGTAGCCGACGGGCTTAAGGGCGCTCAAGTGGATGTGTCCCCTGCAGTGAATTCCTTCCTCGGCGAACTAGAAGGCATGGGCGTTAAGTTCGACCCCAAGTCTAGCACAGTCTCGTTCCAAGGCTCCGACCTTGAGGGCGTTCCGGGGCCGCAGCGGGTGATTCGCAATGTCCTGAATCGGATGCTGAATACCCAGGTTCCGGACGCCTACGATGTCCACCGCCTGAAAAAGTTCATTGATGAACAAGTGAGCTATGGCAAGAACGCGCGCGGCCTGAGCGGCAAAACCGAGGGCCTGCTAAAGACCCTTCGCCACGACATTGACGGCGTTCTAGACACGAATTTTGAAGCCTACAACAAGGTCAACACGCAGTACTCGGAGACGCGGCAGAAGCTTGATGACATTGCCGATATTACTGGCAAGAAATTTGACCCTTACTCGCCGACCGCAGACCTAACGCTGGGCAACCTCGGTCGCCGATTCCTGAGCAACGCGCAGTCCAATGGTCGCCTTCGGGATGCAGTGGAGGGGCTTGATTCTATTGCCCGCAAATACATCACGCCTGGCACTGATCTGGTTCCTTACAAGCCGATTCAGGCGCGCAGCGGTGTTACTCCCGCGATGCTAGAGAATGATGACCTGATTGGTTTGGCGGGCTTTGCCAATGAGTTAGATAAGATGTTCGGCCCATCCTCCGGCACGTCACTATTCGGAGATGTTGATAAGGCCGTACAGCGCGGCGCGGAAACGATGACCGGAAACATGACTGCCGCCGGAATGCTCAAAGACGGTGCTGCGTGGGCCGGGAAAAAAGCGATGGGCAAGAATGAGCAGCGGGCAATGAAAGCCATGCGCGAACTACTCAAAAAGGGTGAAAAATAATGGCACGATATGGCTGGGGCGGAGATCAGTGGTTCGATGATAACGGTGATCCGCTGTCAGGTGGCTTGCTGTTTTTCTATGAGCCTGGGACAGAAACCGACAAAACCACGTTCTCGGACGATGCGGAGACTATCCCTAACAGCAATCCGGTGGTTTTGGATGCCGCAGGTAGACAACCCAATGTGTTTTTTACCGGCGAAGCAAAGATCAGGGTAACGGATGCTGATGGTGTACAGATTGACGTATCTGACCCTGTAGGCTCTGCGTCGAATGTCGCACCATTGGCCACATGGTCAAGTGACGTGACCTATGGCTCTAAAGCATTGGTGACTGGCTCGAACGGCCTCAATTATCGCTCGATTATCTCAAGCAATATCGGTAATGACCCTATTTCCTCGCCTATGTACTGGATGGAAGTGCGGTTTTTGAATGTCTATAACGCCAACTATTCCTATGTGCTGGGCGACGTGGCCTTGTCTGGACAGTCGCTTTGGCTGTCACTTGATAGCAGCAACACGGGCAACACTCCGGCCACCAGCCCGACAAAATGGCGACCACTCAATACTGACGTGGTGACAGACTTCACGCCACGCACAGCCGCATTTACAGCAGGCGCAGGGACTAACTACCTGATTGATACCGATACCGTGGGATCATTCGCTATGACGTTACCTGCAACGCCGACTGTGGGCGATTCTGTGGGCATCACGGACATTACAGGGTCGTGGGTTGTAAACCCCTTCACGGTTGGCAGGAATGGTGAGCGCGTTATGAATGACGCCTCCGACATGGTGTGTGACATTTCCTACTTCTCCGGTGTGCTTGTGTATACCGGCTCTACCTATGGCTGGGTATTCATATGAGCAATCTTTCAAGTTTTTTCGGTAGCGGCAAGCTGCGGTCACAACTGTTTTTATCCTCTGGTAGTTTCGAGGTTCCGGCAGGGGTGTATGTGGTTGACCTGTCCGGTGTCGGCGGTGGTGGTGGTGCAGGCTCTGGCTATGCCGGTGGTGCGGGTTCTGGTGGTGGTGGTGGGCAGGCAGGCTATGAGGCGTCCGGCTTTGCCTATCCTGTCAATCCCGGCGATACACTCACAGTCACCATTGGCGCCGGTGGAGCCGGTGGTGCGGGTATTCCTATCACTGCAAGCGGCAATCCTGGTTCAGTGGGAACGTCAACCACAGTGACGGGCACTAGCGTAACCGGCACAAAGGATTTTGTCTTGCGCGGCGGTGCTGCGGGTGCTGGTGGACTGTCGTCGGCAGACAGTGCCGGTGGGTCTAACTCACTGGTAATCATTGGTGGTGCATTCTCAGGCGGCAGAAGCGGCGGGAATGGCATTAACTCGACAACGGGAGCAAGTGGGCAGGGTTCGCCAAGCTTCTCCGGTGGTTCCGGTGGTGCTGCTACATCATCCCGTGGTGGTGGCGGTGGCGGCGCTTCCACACAATACGGCTCTGGCGGTGCTGGCGGTGTCGGTTCGCTTGGTTCCCCAACGGCAGGTACGGCAGCGGCTGACAACACAGGTGCCGGTGGCGGTGGCGGTGGCAACAGCCAGAACGTTGACTCCGGTGCGGGTGCTGCGGGTGGCTCTGGCCAGTTATTGATTGAATGGGCTGGCTGATAAGGGTCACGGCAATGGGGAAATATTCGGATGACGGGGAAAGACGATGACGGCGATTTCACTGTTTCTGCTCGATTACCAAAGCGCTTTGTTTATACCTTTGGGGCTGGCGTTGCTACTTTATTCCTTGGTGTCGGTGGTGCCGTGTATAAAGGCTCTCAGGAGCAAAGTCTGGCAGCTTACTACGAGTCAACCAAGCGAACGGAGGGACTATCCGCCGAGGCTGTGCGAATCGCTACCAGCGCCAACAACAACGCCACTGACGCAAGCCAGCGAATTACCGCTCTCACCCTTGCGATGGAAGCAATGCGAACTGAGCTACTCAGGGGGCAGGATGATCGTTACACGAAAAGTGAAGCTGACCGAATCAACTCCAGCAATGAGCGAGAGCACCAGTTACTCAAGCAAGCAGATTCCAGCCATGAAAGGGATATAGAGCGCGTTGACCGCGACATGGACAAGCTGAAACGGAGATTTGGCGAATGAGCAACGCATTAACGCTTGGTGAAAAGCAGCGCATTTTCGTCTACCGGCTATCCCTACTTGTGCAGTGGGCTTATGAGAACGGGTACGAATTGACGCTCGGCGATGCGTACCGGGATCCACGAGTACATGGGCAGCATGGGGAGAAGAAAAGCTATTCCTCGGCGCTTTCCAACCACAAGATCAGGCTGGCTCAGGATTACAACCTGTTCAAGGATGGTGTGTATCTCGATAAAACCGAGGACCACAAGCCGCTGGGCGAATATTGGGAGTCCCTCGGCCATGACTGCGCATGGGGTGGCAGGTTCAAGGATGGCAACCATTATTCAATGGAACACCAGGGGCGCAAATGAGCTTCCTGTCCAAAATCTTCAAACCCACCAGAGGTGACCGCAAGTACACCTATGCAATGCACGTACTGTACCTTGCTACTGGCCTTGCACTGATTGGCAAACTGTCGGGGGTGGAGTATGCCGGGTTGATTTCTAGCGCAATGCTGTTCTTCGGGGCTGCGAATGCGGCCACGCACTTTGCCGACAAGCGCGCAGAGGGGCTGTGATGCCGACTCTGTATGTGAGGCTGGCTATTCTCGCGCTGATCGTAACAGGCGGCTTTTTATGCGGCTGGTGGGTCAATGGCTGGAGGCACGATGCCATTGCACTGGCGAGGATGGAAAGCGACCAGCGGGCAATACAGGCCGCTGTGGAGCAGGCGAAGAAGATAGCGGCGCTGCAGGATGAGAGAATCGAGACTGCGGCATTGCTCGATATAGAGCGCAACAAAAAGTCCCGGGTCGAAAAGGAGATTGTCACCAATGAAGTTATTCGCTATGTGCAGACTCCTGCCAGCCGCAGTTGTGGCCTTGATTCTGACGGGGTGTGCATCACAGATAAAGCCGCAGGGTATCGAGTGCCCGCCAATCCCGAAGCCACCAGCGCACCTAATGACTGCCCCGCAGGAGTTACAGCCGCTAGGGTCGTACAAGTAGTGTCTGCCAATTACGGGCGCTGTACCGACACTCGCAACCAGCTATTGGCCTTGCAGGAGTGGGTCAGGGCTTTGGAGTAGGCTTCCGCTTCCATATCGCCCACAAGCCGCACTCGGGACATTTTACCTGATAGTGCCTGACCGATTTCCAGTGGGCCCACTCATGCCAAGCCAGATACCCTGTAGGGCATGGTGTGTGCTTCTTTCTGTTTTTGCACCGATCTTCTGCGCGAGATTGCAGACTGAAATCTACATCGCCCATTCCTTCTCTCCTGTTGCTACTTAATAAGGACGAAAACTTGTTTTTGTGGCATATGTTTCCCGCTTATCCAGTGCTCTATGGGAGTTTCGACGGCAACGTCTTCGATATCTACAGGCCATCCATCATCGTCGTTGGCGCAAATATCCAAATCCCCGTGCTCCGCAATAGCGGCGTTTAGCTTTTCGATTAGCTCGCTGGCTTTCATTGTCATCCCTTCTCTCCTGTGAGGTATTCCGTGCTGCCATTCCAGGCACTAGCCTTGCTCCTTTGGTGGGGAGGGGAGGGGATCATTCCCTATCTCCTGTAGTGCTGCAAATAACTTTTCTATCTCGCCTTCAGGGAAAATCCGCATACCGTTTGATAACTGAATGACGTTGATAGGAACGCCAGCCAATGTCAGCACTCCGCTATGAGTTTGCCGAGGCAGGTCTTTGTCAAATTCAGTAGGCTCCGTTGAGTCGCACGGTATCCACTCCACGGCATCCAACATTTTATCCATTGGGTTTCTCGTCACTCTCTATCTCCTGTTGTTGATTGGTGGCAGAACACAGCGCCGACCGGGACAACCCCAATCCGCATAACGCTGTGCCTGCCGTGAACATCAAAAAGGTATGTCCGAGCCCTCCCATTCTTCAGAGGGTGTACGCTCTTTAGGCTCTGCCGCCTGCCGTGCCTGTGCAGGAGCGCTCTTGTTAGCCTCACCCTTGCTATCAAGCATTTGCATTTCACTGGCTACGATCTCAGTGGTGTATCTGTCCTGCCCGTCCTTGTCCTGCCACTTCCTTGTGCGCAAGCTGCCCTCCACATAAACCTTTGAGCCTTTGCGCAGGTATTCGCCCATGATTTCACCGAGCCGGTTAAAACCAACGATACGGTGCCACTCGGTACGCTCCTGCTGCTCTCCGGTTTGCTTGTCCTTCCAGGTTTCGGACGTTGCTACCGATATGTTGGCAATAGCAGCACCGGCTTGTGTGTATCTAACCTCTGGATCATTGCCCAAATTCCCCACAATAATTACTTTGTTTACTCCCTTGCTCATGCTGCCTGCCTCAATACTTGATGCTAGTTGATGGGATTAGACCTTTTGCTATCGCGACAATAACCGCTTTAGCGTCTGCTGAAGTAAGCTCACACTCACGAACCAACGCATCTGCTGCGGCGTTATTGATAGTAGCGCAGTGCTTTTTATTGGCCTCTCTGCGCTCTACTTCCTTTCGTTCTTTTTCTTCTGCGGCCAATCGTTCGCGCTCCAGTTGCTCCGCTTTTGCTTTGGCTTCGGCCTCTGCTTTGGCTACAGCTTCCGCTTTTTCACGCTCCGCCCTTCCTGCGGCCTCGATAGCCTCCTGCTTGGCTCTTGCGGCAGCGTCACGCGCATCGTTCTCAGCCTTTATACGGGCCTCCTCCGCTTTAGCTACAGCGTCTGCGGCTTCCTGCTTAGCCTTGTTTTCCGCTTCCAGTGCAATGCGTGCCTCGCGCTCTGCCTGCTCACGCGCTGCGGATTCTTTGCGCAGGCGTTCAAGTTCGGCGGCTTCCGCTTCGGACTTTTCAGTTTCTGCTAGTAGTGCTGTGAGTGATTCCAGGCTCTTGCGGTGCGCAAGTGCTGCGTTTGCTTCATGGTTGGCAAAGGAGTCATCTATTTCAATCGCGTTTAGTTTCTCCATTCGCTCACGCACAAAGTCAGATGTTGGCTTTGCTTCAAATTCTGCCAGCGATTTTATGGCTTCCACGCGATCGGCCAGCGCGTCCTCAATGGCTTGCAGGGCCGCCTCGTGTTCCTCAATTTGTGATTTAATGTTCCCTTGAATGAGCAGCAGACCGTCCTTGATGCGCTTGCGCTCACCATCCAGCAAGTCAACCTGCGCCTTTAGTGGCGCTTTTACTGCCGCGTGCACCCTGTCCAGTTCCGCCACTTTCTTACCGATAGAAAGCCGGTCGGATCGCGCCTGCTTTTCTTGCGTTGGCACTGTCATGTCATAGACTACGTTTTCGTATTTTGATTTGTATTCGGCCAGATCAGATTCAAACTGATTGAACTCAATAACTGATGTATTCATGCTGCCATTCTCCCTATGGTTTCAAGTATTTCTAACTTTCGCTCGTTGACCTCATTCACCAGCCCGGCAAGCTTTGCGATAAAGGCATCATCGCGCCTGACTGTAATTAGCAGTTTTGGCATTAGCGGGTGGTAGCTGGCAAAGTCCCATGAATCGCGCTCGCATATCCACATACAGCCTTGAACCTGCGGGACGTAATCGGTTGGCAACTTGTTTGCTCTGAGATACCCAACGTGGGTTTCGGCTTTCGGGCATTTCAGCTCTAGCCCTCCGGTTAGTGTCAGTCCGTCCGGTGATGCCCCTGCAATGCCGCTGTCCAGCGTCACAAAGCCAACCTGATCTACATCAAGATCAGTCTGGAACTCATACCACGCGCGCGCCTGTGGCTCTAACTCAGTACCTCGCGCCATCCACTCACTGCTGAATGATTCGGGAGGCTCTCCCATCAAAGTTTCGGCAACCAGCGAGTTTAAATAACCCTCTATCTGCGTCGATTTCTTTCCGGTGCTGGTTATCAGCTTGCTAAAGCATGACGCGGTGGGTATGCCTAGCCGAGCCTGTAACCACTCAGGAGAACCCTGCTCAAAGTTATGCAGTTGCATTGTTGGTTTCCTCTGCTATTTTGCTTTCCTTTTGAGTCAACGCCTTATCTGCCTGCGCGTACTTGCTCGCTGGCATTGCGTCCACGTTTGGAATAGAGAGAAGCTGGCAGAACTTCTGCACGTTGCTTCCGGTATATTCCAGGCGGGCTTTAATGCTCGCAGCTTGTCCGTCACTGATGGTTTCTGATGACAGTCTCCCGTCCATATCAGTATCGGCTGTTGTAAGCCCAAGCGCACCGATAAGGCTGTAACGCTGCAAGTATGAAACCGCTGACCCTCTGGCCTGTATTGCGTTTTTGCTGCCGCTTGGATCAGGCGCGGCTGTCATTGTTGTTTTTTCCTGATGGCCTGCCCTGTGGCTGATAATGCAGGTCACGCTGATAAGATCGCCTGTGTCCTGAATATCGAAGCGATAAGACAACTGGCATTGTTCTAGCGATGGTTTTATCTGTTGCGCAATGTCTCCAAGCGGGGCATATTTGTAGTTGTGTCCCTCTTTGCTTTTGTGGAGAACCGGAACCATTGACTGAAAAGCCGCAAACGCGTCGAAGTATTGCTTGCGTGCATCATTGGCCTCCCATCTTTCTTGCAAGTCCATTAGTTTGGATAGCTTTTCAACATCCATATTCTGCTCAACAGCGATACGGATTAGATCGGCTGGCGTTGCTGTTGCTACTTGTTTGTTTTCAGAATCTATTGTGACTAATTCAGATTTCATGCGCCTATCCTCCTCTGTGCCGCACGACTGGCCAGTTCGTCGCGCTGGATTTCTCCGCGCATTTCGCCTGGCATCTCGCGCAAGTCTCGCTTTCGGATTGCTCGATTTTGCAGCTCAGTAATAACCGACTGCTGAACCTGCTCGTATTCATCGACTTTCAGGTAGCCGGTAATGTCCAGATCGGGCAAGCCTGGACTACGCAACCATACAGTGTTCAGCGCGTCATAGGTGCCTGTATCTGCCTCTACTTCGATTTCTACAGTGACCTTCATAGCATTACTCCCAAAGCGATAGTTGCGCCAAGCATTGCGCCGACGATCAGACAGAGCGCGTTTGTAGCAAACAGCGTTCTAGCCATGTCCTGCTGAAACGCTGAATTTCTATAAGCCGGTGTTGCCATGCGCTTATTCATGCTGCGGACTCCTCAATGAGCTTGTAAGTAGCTTTGTGCTGGCTGGTGAAAATCACGCCATTGATCGTGATGCGGCGCTCGATTATCCCGATGTGTGCTTTTTCTTCGCGCTTAACTTCCTTGTGGCCTTCAAACCGTTTTGTAAATTCATCCGGTGTTAGCTCGACGGAAATGTAATTCGTCCCGACATAAAAATGGACAAATCCCGGCTGGGTTTTCAGTGCTTCCGCTATAGCTAAAAAGTGTTCTGGGTCTGCAATAATCATTAGTAAATCCCTCTCTCGTTAAGTGCTGCCTGCTGTGCTTCGCTTTCGTCTGCGAATTCAACCGGCTGTCCGTTGTAGGTTGCTTCTGTTAAATCGACTTCGTACCCGCTCTCAGTGAATCGAGCGCCAGCCATTTCGTAATCGTCCGACACTGGCGTAATCTCGCAGTGGCTAAAGTCGATGCTGAAAACAGGGACTTCAATCACAATGCGTAATGTCGGCTGCTGGCCTATAAGCTGCGCCAGTGATTCGATAGACGCGTCCAAGTCTGTGGAGTCAATAAGATCAGGGCGGCTCACGATTGCACCTCCGGCAGCGGGTAGTTGCTGCTGTCAGTGACAACCGTGACCAGTTGCCAAGTGCCGTTAATCAGGTCTATATACAAGTTTTCGGTGTCCATGACTTTCTCCCTTGTGTTTGAAACAGACTAATCCTAATCATGATGCGCGTCAATAAAATAAATGTAAAAAAATAACTTTATTTCAGTAGATTGTCATGATAGAGTCGGTGTTGTGTACATAAATCAAGCAGGTGATAGCATGAAGAAAAAGAAACCAGAGCGCACAGTTTTTCAGGCTGTTATGCAGCACAACCGGCTGGAAAAGCTGCGTAAAATAGCTGATTACCGTGGTCAAACTATGTCTGCCGTATTTTTTGGCTGGATTGACGGGGCATGGGCAAAATTGCCGGAGGATGCAAAATGACAATGACTGACGCAGTTAAATATGAGCAGGAGATAATCCGGCTTAAAGATGAAAACCGGCTTTTAAAACAGCAGAACCAGGGGCTGATTGATGCGGCGGCCAACCTGTCAAAGTCTTTTGAGAAGTTGTTCAAGGCATATACGGCTTCGTGGGTGCTCAAATGAGCCAGTGCGACCAGGTACTAAACCACATGAAACGACACGGCAGCATTACACCGATGCAGGCATTTAGCCGATACCAGATTACGTGCCTCGCAGAGCGTGTTCGCGATGCCCGCGACAAAGGCCACCAGATCACAAAAGTGTGGATAAAGCGCAACGGCAAAAGGTATGCCAAGTATTCGCTGGCAACAAAAAGGCCCGACCAGTGTTAGCCAGCCAATCACTTGACCATCGCAAGGGGTGTGGTATATTTACTGTGCGCCCTGATAAGCGCAATAGTAGGGACTACGCTGTTCAGTCCCTTTTGATGACGGCTCCAAAAGAGCCTATCAAGTCGCAAGACTACCCCTGCTGGCAATTATCAGCTTTTGGAGTCGTCTTCAAAGAGGATTGGATGCACTACTACCAGTTTCATATTGGCGACTACGCCAGCCACACATCACACCTAAACGAAAATGAAGATTTGGCCTATCGCCGGATGCTGGACTACTGCTATCTGAACGAAATTGGGCTCCCTCCAACGGTTGAAGAAATCGCCAGATTAATCCGTATGCGAACGCATAGCGAAAGCATTGCGAACGTATTGCGTGAGTTTTTTGTTTTGCATGATGATGGTGTTTATCGCCAGTTCAGAGTTGAGCAGCAAATTGCAGACTTTCGAGGGAAATCTGACAAAGCTAAGAAAGCAGCGCGTAAACGCTGGGAAAACACCGATGCGAACGCATTGCCAACGCATAGCGAACGCAATGCCAACCATAAACCAATAACCAATAACCATAAACCAAAAAAAGAACTAGTCGCTACCGCTCCTGATTTTGTGAATCAAGCCGCATGGAGTGAATGGATTGAATACCGAAAGCAATCCAAAAAGAAAATGACACCGGCAACAGTGACGAAGCAGGTTAGCTTCCTCGCAAAGTACGACAAAGTGATTCAGGCAATCATTATTAACCAATCCATTCAGAACGGATGGGCGGGATTATTTGAGCCGAAAGAAAAGACGAATGGCGCAGCATCAACGCGCAAGACAAGTTTAGCGGATGACCTAACCGACACAACCTGGGCAAACTGAAAATGAAAAGCAGAACCGAAAGCCGATTGCAGCACATGGACAAGATACTATCCAGCCACTTCGTTAAAAACCGCGAGGATTTCAGTGTGGCAGACATTGCCGCGTATTTGGGTCTTAACCATAGCATTGCTCGCCGGTATCTTGAGTCGCTGGTTGATGGAAACAAGCTACAGTGCCGACTCAATGCAGCGGGTCATTATGTTTACAATCGCAAGCCGCCATCGCTTTTGAGGATGCCGTGGCGTAAAAAAACGAATCAAGAATTAGGAATTGTAGCATGGCAGTCAATGGCGTAAATTCGGAGACTTGCAGAAGCAACTGCAAGCCTCCTATCAGTGGACTAAAAAGGGTAGCCCAATGACTTTATCTAGTGTAAATCAAAACAGGCAGAGCTACGATAGTTTTTTAAATTCTAAGGTTTGCATTGCAAGCAGCAATGGTTTTGAAGTAGAGCTATCGGAGATAAATCCCATACTAAAAGACCATCAGAAGTTGATGGTAGTTTGGGCTTGCAGCGGAGGCCTTCGCGCTATTTTTGCCGCATTCGGTTTGGGAAAGTCTGTAATTCAATTGGAAGTCATACGTTTGTGCATGAAGCATTGCGCAGGGGAGGGTTTAATTGTCTTGCCGCTTGGCGTTCGGCAAGAGTTTACCCGCGATGCAGCGATGCTGGGGATAGAGGTGAAATTTATACGGCGAGCAGAAGAATTGGAACCTGGGAAAATACACCTGACTAATTACGAAACCGTTCGTGACGGAAAGATTGACCCTACGATTTTCGATGCTGTGTCACTGGATGAAGCGTCCATACTCAGGGGTTTTGGGGGTACAAAAACATTCCGCGAGTTTATGGCAGTACTAGCTGGCGACGACAAGCGCGACATGAATAATCGCATTAAGTCCAAAGGTGTAAAGTACCGTTTTGTCGCGACCGCCACACCATCGCCAAATGAATATATCGAGCTGTTAGCTTACGCTGCATATCTTGGAATTATGGATGTCGGACAAGCAAAAACGCGGTTTTTCAAGCGCGATTCTACAAAGGCCGATAAGTTGACACTGCATTCTCATAAAGAGGATGAATTTTGGTTGTGGGTAGCGTCATGGGCGCTGTTTGTGCAAAAACCGTCTGACCTGGGGTGCAGTGATGAAGGTTATACTATGCCGGATTTAGATGTTCGCTGGCACGAGATACCGGCGGACCATGAAAATGCGGGAGAGGGCTATAACAATCAATATCTCATGTTCAAAGAGCAAGCCATAGGAATTGTACAATCATCACGAGAAAAGCGAGAAAGTTTACCGCTGCGTATTGAAAAAATGCTTGAGCTAGTGGAAGAGGATCCGATAGTAAGCCGACTGATATGGCATGACCTCGAACGAGAGCGCTATGCGATAGAGAAAGCCATTCCTTCATCGGTTAGTGTATTCGGTTCACAAGACCTAGAGTTGAGGGAGAAAAACATTATTGATTTCAGTAACGGAAAGTTTCAATACCTCGCAGCGAAGCCATCGATAGCTGGTTCAGGATGTAATTTCCAAAGACACTGCCATCATGCGATATTTTTAGGCATTGGGTTTAAGTTTAATGATTTTATTCAAGCCATTCATCGCATCCAAAGATTCTTACAGGATAAGCAATGCCGTATAGATATTATTTATACGGAAGCGGAAAGGCAGGTGCGTTCAGCACTGGAAGAGAAGTGGCGTAATCACATAAAACAGGTGGGAAAAATGACAGCGATTATTAGAGAATATGGTTTATCCGATGCAGGAAAGCTGGAAGCTTTGACGCGGAAGTTAGGTGTTGATCGCATGGTTGTTAGTGGCGAAAACTATACGGCTGTTCACGAGGATTGCGTAAAAGAGATGGAGCGCATGGAAGATAATAGTGTCGGGTTGATTTTGACCAGTATTCCTTTTTCCACGCAATATGAATACTCGCCTAATTATGCCGATTTTGGGCATACAGATCACAATGAACATTTTTTTGAGCAAATGGATTATTTAACACCCAACTTGTTCAGGGCGTTACAGCCTGGGCGAATCTGCGCCGTTCATGTAAAAGACAGAATTGTCCCAATGGGAATGACTGATTTTGGTTGCCAGACAGTATATCCGCTGCACATGAAAGCAACGGAGCACTATTTAAAACATGGCTTTGCGTACATGGGAATGAAAACTATAGTGACCGATGTTGTTAGGGAAAACAACCAGACCTATCGACTAGGATGGACTGAACAGTGTAAGGATGGTACAAAAATGGGTGTAGGTATGCCCGAATACTTGTTGCTTTTTAGGAAGCCAGCAACAGAATCTGGTAACGCTTATGCTGACATTCCAGTCGTAAAAAATAAGAGAGATTATTCTGTCGGGCGCTGGCAAGTTGATGCTCATGGATTTGCTAGATCATCCGGTAATCGCAAGTTGACTCCAGAAGAATTGGAGCTATTACCGCATGAGCAGATATTCAAGTGGTTTAAACAATATAATTTACAACACACTTATGATTTCGATTACCACGTTGAGGTCGCCGATATTCTGTATTCACAAGGTCGATTACCGTCTACATTCATGTTGTTACAACCGCCTAGTTGGGCTGAAGATGTATGGACAGACATTGCCAGAATGATCACGCTAAACACGCAGCAGAGCCAAAAAGGAAGGGAAATGCATCTGTGTCCTATGCAGTTTGATATTGCTGATCGCGTGATTGAGCAGATGAGTAATCCGGGTGATGTTGTATTGGATCCGTTCGCCGGGATTATGTCGGTTCCTTATCGCGCGGTTTTAAAAGGCCGCAAAGGGTACGGTATTGAGTTGTCGCCTAGATATTTTGCAGACGGTTGTCTCTATCTTAAAGAGGCAGAGCAAAAAATAGGAACACCAGACCTATTTGACACAATCGATAAATCAGACGAAGCCGCATAATATAAAGAGTTGACATGAAGCCTATAAATAAAGGCGGATGCAGGCCGCAATACATTCCTCGCGATAAGTATTTACGCACAGCAAAAGATTACGCTGTGCGTGGTACCAGGTGCTATAACGCAGTGATGAATGAAGATAAAGTACGAGCAATACGATCAAGAGGTAATGGCGTTAGTGCAAAAGTCTGGGCTAAGCTTTTCGGTTGTCACTACCGGACTATAGAAAAAATACAGTATTACGAAACATGGACGCACGTTGAGGATTAGATTATGTATAAAGTTGAGCTTATGCCAAAGCAGTCTGTGCTTGATGATATTTTACCGGCATGGATAGCAAGCGGTAGAACTTATGATGCAGAAAAAGGCATTGTATTTGAGTCTGCGTCAAGGTGTGAGATTTCTGGCGGGTCTTTTATGATTGAGTCTAATGAAAAACGATATTATTACAACATGGCCGATTTTTATCGGGTTAAGGTTTGCGAGTCTCCGCAATCAGATATGTTTTCAGAATGAACGCACCGCGCATTCTCACTAACTCAGATATTGCTCTGGCAATGGAGTTAGTCACCGAGGGCTATCAGCGCCAGCACATAGCTGCGGTTTATGGTGTTTGCACAAAAACATTGAGACGAAGTATCCGTTATGCAGAGAAGTTTGGAATGCGAAAAGAGGCCGCGCCAGTATGCAGCGGAAATCGTATTACTCAAGTCAACCACCGAGCGGCGCAACGCATTAGAGCTGGTTCCGGCAATGCTCCGGCCACTGGTGAAAAAGCATGTTGAGATTGCATTCGATAAAAGGCCAGCCCGCGCTTAAACGGGTGCTGCGTGTTCTACCGTGCGTTTGGCCAGCGGCACATGACGCCGTAACGGTAGCTTGATGACTGACAAGCCAAAAACAGACGCCCAACGCAATGCTCTGCACCTATGGTTTAGGATGGTTGCCAAAACACTGAACGACAACGGAGTTGATAAGCGCGTGGTGATACACAAACTGTCAACAAGGGGGCTAGATATGCAGTGGACTGAGGACTCATTCAAGGCCGATGTATACAGGCCAATTTTCCAGTCTGTCGCTGCAAAGAACAGCACTGAGGAAGCCAATACGCAAGACCATGACGTATGTGTAAAGGGAT